CGATCAGCACGGACACTATGCCCTGCCGTATCGATGTTCTGTACGGCTACAAGACGATCCGCGCACAGCTGGCCGCGCGTATCCACGCTGACGGCTGATCGGTCTAAGCGTTAAGCAGTAAGGGGCCGGCTCACAAGGCTGGCCCCACCATCACCAGAGGGAACTATGGCGCTCACGACATACGCGGGACTGAAGACCGAGGTGGCCGCATGGCTGCATCGCAACGATCTGACAGACAGGATTCCGACGTTTATCGAGTTTGCTACCAACCGACTTGCTCGCACCATTACGTCGCCACGGATGGAAGCATCCACAACGCTGAGCGTGGTTAATGGCGTTGCGTCGATCCCCAGCAATTTTCGCTCAGCCATTGCCATGACGCTGGGCACGGTTGAGTACAAGGCCATCACCGCCGCAGACATGCGGGCTATGGATCAAGGCGGCATCCGGCCCACTTACCCGGTGTATTCGATCGTTAACAACCAAATTAAGGTCTACCCGGCTGAGAGTTCGTCGCCCACCTTTATCTACTCGGTTCAGCTAACAAACTTGGTAGCAGATAGCGACACCAACTGGGTGTTGCAGGACTACCCAGATGTGTATCTCATGGCATCGCTTGCTGAAGCGCGCAAGTTTGTGCTGGATGACACGCGCCTGGTGCAGTACGAACAGATGACCATTGCGCGCATTGCGGAGCTGAACCGCAACGAGCTGCGCAACGTCGAGAATTCGGCCACCTGGTACAAGCAGCGCGAACTGCCGGTGCATCTGCCGGCCTACGACATCAGGTTCGGCTGACATGCTGGTGCCGCTGACGCAATTCGCACCGGACTCCGATCCCGGTGTGGCCGGCGCACTGGTAGACGCTACCGGCGTCATGCCCATCGAGCGCTCTATCAAATCCGCTCCAGAGGCGCTAGACACCGGTATCGCTACCGCCGCATCCGAAATCTACGGCGCGGCCACTGTGGAGCGCGTAGACAGCAGCAAGACGCTATACATGGGCACAGCCACGAAGCTGTATTCGGCAAGCGGCTCAACATGGACAGACGTTACCCGCTCTGCAAGCAACTACTCAGCGCCCGCGTCCAGTAGCTGGTACTTCACCACCTTCGGCAACCAAGTGCTGGCGGCCAACAACGGCACGGTGATGCAGGTATCCACTGGCGGCTTGTTTGCTGACATCAGCGGCGCACCGCGTGCCGAGATTGTCGAAACGGTCGGCTTGTTTGTTATGGCGTTTAACGCATCCGATGGCTTGAGCTGGGACTACGACGACGGCTGGTGGAGCAGCGCGCAGGCCAACGCCACCGACTGGACGCCTGCCATTGCAAGCGGCTCTGTGCGTGGACGGCTATACGCCACCCCTGGCCCCATTCGTGCCGCCAAGCCATTAGGCGAGCAGATGGTGGTGTACAAGAACTCGGGCGTGTACCTGGGCACCAACTCAGGCCCGCCGCTGTGGTGGACGTGGCAGCTTGTGCCAGGTGATGGCGGCTGCGTTGGCCGCTATGCGGTGGCGCAGATTGTGGTGAATGGTGCGCCCGCACATTTTGTTGTCGGCCCGCGCGGTATGTATGTGTTCGACGGCTCGCGCCCTGTTAAAATTGGCGACGGGATAGTACGTCGGTGGTTTTATCAGCGACTGAATCCAACCTACCGCGAGAAAACCTCTTGCGTCGTAGACCGCGCAGAAGGCGTCGTCTACATCCTGTTTGCCAATAGCGAGTCAACGGGCAGCCTGAATGACTGCCTGATCTATTCGTATCTCACCGGCAAGTGGGGCAGGGGGCGCAACTACGCAGCCCGCTTTGGCCTGCAGTACCTGGCCCCGTCCAGTACGTTCGATACCGTGCCGCCAGTTGGTGTGACGTACGAAGCCATCGACGCACCGAGCTATGACGACCTGTTCCGCGACGCGGACATGGAAGCGGCGGCAATCGTTACCACTGGCGACCGCATCGCAACGCTGAACGGTTCGGCCAACAGCAGCAGCTTTCGCACAACCTACTTCGGCACTGACGGCAACTTGTCGCTGATGCGCCGGGTGCGTCCGCGCTTCATTGCCAACCCCACCGCTGCCAGCATGAACTTGCTGGTGGGTGATGCGCTGGGCGATGTGCCATCCACATACCAGTCGGCCACCTATATCGACAAGAGATTCGATGTATTGGCAGAGGCGCGCTGGCATCAGGTGGATATGACGGTGACGGGCGGGTTTGAGATTACCGCGCTGGACGTGGATCTGTCGGGAGTCAGCGAAGAGTGAAGCTGAAAAACAAATGAAGCTCAACGAAGACCCGGTGCTGCCGTCGCTGACGGGGCCAACCTTCCTGCCATTTCTAAAGTACCTGCTGGCCAGCCTTGCTCGCCAAGTGAATGGGGCAACAGAGGGCCGCATTGCCTCCATCCACGCTGCCAATACCTCGTTCCCGACGACGGGCGATTGGATGCAGGGCGATGTGGTGCGCAACAGCACGCCGACGGAGCTGGGCACGGCTGGCAGCAAGTATGTGATTACAGAGTGGGTGTGCGTTGCGAGCGGCACGCCTGGCACTTGGGTAGCCGCTCGATCATTGACGGGGAACTGATATGGCTGATTCTAGTGGATTGCTTGGCCTGCTTGGCACGATAGGCGGCAGCGCTGTTGGCATGCCGTGGCTTGGCGCTGCATTGGGTGGTGTAGGCGCTGCATTGGGTGGGGCTTCGTCCAAAAACAGCGGCAGGCAAACAACCACCACAGAGTTACCGAGCTACCTGCAGCCTTATGGGCCCGAATACGCCCAGCGTGTGCAGGACACAGCCAACTTGCCGTATCCCGACTACCAGTACAACCGCGTTGCCCCGTTCACCGAGGACACGCTGGCCGGCATGGACATGGCGCGCAATGCCGCCAACTACAACCAGCCGCTGTTCGATCAGGCGCAAGGCGAACTGTCCAAAACGATGTCTGGCGCGTACCTGTCGCCGGATAGCAACCCGTACCTGCGTGGCACCTACGACGCCGCTGCGGGCCGTATGGCCGATGCGTACAAGAACGGTACTGGCGCGCAGACCAATGCCGCTGCGGGATTCGGTGGTGCATTTGGCGGCAGCGCGCAGTCAGAGCTGCAAGGCCAGCAGAGCCGCGCATTCGGCGACTCGCTGGGCCAGCTTGGGCTTGGGCTGTACGGGCAGAACTTCCAAGCAGAGCGTGGTCGCCAACTCGGTGCGGCGCAATTCGCCCCAACTTTTGCTGGCTCACGGCAAGCGTTTGATTTCGGCAATGCCAACGCACTGAACAGCATCGGCCAGCAGCAGCAAGCGCTCGGCCAGAACTATCTCAACGCCGACTACGCGCAGTTCCAAGACGCTAACAACTACCCGTACAAACAGCTTGATGTGTACGCATCCATGTTCAATCCCAACCTGGGACGCACTGCCTCGCAGTCGCAGTCGATGAACCCGGCGCTAGGTGCGTTGGGTGGCGCTGCAGGCGGGCTGGGTATGGCGAGAAGTTTTGGGCTGCTGGGCGGCGGCAACCCGTTTGCTTCACAAGCCGGATCAGCACTGAGCAACGAAGTTGGCAGGATGGGCAGCAGCACCTGGAATCCTTTCAGCGACTACAACACTGGCCGCAATGGCTGGGGCAGCTACGGCGAATAAGGAAAAATCATGAACTGGTCGGATATCACTAGCGGCTACGGGTCGCAGATGGGCGGGCTGCTGGGCGGTTCGCCGCAGTTCCAAGGCATGTTCGGGCAGAGCATGCCCGCACGGTTTGGGCAACTGTTCGCCAATGGCAGCATGGGCTTTCAATCACCGTTCCCGCAATACGGCGGCAACACCCGCAGCGCGCAGATGATGAACAACTACATGGGCGGGCTGCTGTCGCGCAGACAGGGCTACCAGCCGCCTCCCATGCCAATGCGTGCCCCAGTCGCTGCGCCTGCTGCGCCGAGCTACGGCGGCGGCGGTACGGGCTACGACTCCTACTCTCCCACGACGGGAGGCTGACATGCCGGGATTGCTCGATGCACGCGGCGGGTTCAATGACCCGATCACCATGGGCCTGCTGGGTGCGTCGCAGGCATTGCTGACGCCCATGTCGCAGGGTGGCGGGCTGGGCGCTGCGTTTGGCGCGTTTCCGGCTGCACAGCAGGCTGCGGAAGCCAACCGCTACAAGCAGATGCTGCAGGCGTATCAAATGCGCAAAATGCAGCAGGAAGACGAAGACAGGCAGGCCGCGCGCGATATGGATGCGCAGATCAAGGCCGCTGCACGCAATTCGTTTGTCCAACCCTCGCCGGGTTCACTTGGCGGCGGTATTGCGCCTGGCTCACAACAAGGCCGCATGTTGCTTGAATCTATGTCAGGCGATCCAGAGTTCGACCGAGCCAACTTGGGCGCAATCAACAGCGCGGCGAATACTGTTGGGCCAAAAGAAGCGGTTTCGTTGCCGACGCAGGGCGGGTTTGACCAGAACAACTTTATCAATGAACTGATAAAAGTCAGCCCGCTGAAAGCATTGGAGCTGCGCAAGTCGCTGCAAGGCGAATCGCCGTGGGCAAAAGTCTCTCCCAAAGACTACACATCACAGTCTGTTGCGCGGTTTGCTGCCACTGGCAATCCAGCCGATCTGGTCGCTACAACGGAAGACAGTTTTCAGTACGTTCAAGGAGTTCCAGGCAACGATTACGCGCCGAGCATGCCAGCGGGCGTGTTTGACAGAAGGACTGCAACATTCAGGCCGTATGGGCAAGCCACGTCATCTGGGCCAAATGCCTCGTTTGCCCCAAACAGTCCGACGTCGCCCACTGGTCAGGCCACGCCAAGTGCGGCCCTAGGTCAGCAACCAGCCGGCACGCTAGAGCCCGCAGACCCGCTTGCGCCATGGAGCGGGTTGCCGCCAAGAAAAGCCGACGAAGTAAAGATTCGTGAAGGCGAGCGAATCAGAAAGCAGCTTGACGAAGAGCGTCAAGGTCTCCGCCAGGAAGCCGGGACAATTTCCAAGATGAACCAATTCGGGGCGCTGAATAGGCGTACTGCAACTGGTGACGCGCTGTCGAAAACTCTGCCGTCCGTGTCGTCATTCTTCTCGGATGATGCCGCCAACATGAAAGCGTTGACTGCATCGCTTGCCCCAAGAGAACGCACCCCGGGTTCCGGCACAACTTCTGACAAGGATTTGGCGCTGTTCATTCAGGCCGTTCCGTCGATTGATAAGCCTGGCCCAGTCAACCAAGCCATTCGACTTGCCCGTCAAGCGATGTACAACAGGGACGCGGATTATCTAAACGCTAAGGAAGCCTACTTCGCTCGGCGAGGCCACGTTACCGGCTTTGACGCTGAGTGGGATAAATACGCAAACGAAATGCCACTGTTTTCAAACGACGCCACGCCCGATGATTTCAAACTCAATCGCGGTGTCGTCACCTTTGAGAAGTGGCAAAAAGGCGGGGCAAAGCAACCGCAAAGCGGGTCAACTCAAACCGGTATCGGCACGCAGACAGTCAGCGGGCAGGTTTTGGGGCCAAAGGTTGCTAACTGGGCCAGCGTGCTGCTAACCGCGGAAAAGAACAACAAGACGCCCGAGCAGGTTAGGCAGGATTTGATCAACGACGGCTGGACAATTCGTTAAGGCAATCATGGCAAACCCTATCGCATCGTTTGTCGAAGCGCTGTTGCCGCAAGCCAAAGCAGCTGAAGCAGAAACCGGTATCCCGGCGCATATCCTGCTAGGCCAGGCCGGGTTAGAAACCGGGTGGGGCAAGTCACTGCCAAAGAACGCAGACGGCACATCATCAAACAACTACTTTGGTATCAAAGCCGGCGGCAATTGGCAGGGTAAGTCTGCAAGGACGGCAACCAACGAAGAGGTTGGCGGCCGTATGGTGCGCATACAAGACGATTTTCGCGCCTACGATAACCCATCGCAATCAATGGCCGACTGGGCAAAGCTGCTAGGCGACAACCGCTATGCAAACGCACGGGCGGCGGCAATGAAGGGTGATCCGTCAGAGTTTGGCGCGCAAATCTACAAAGCCGGCTACGCAACGGACTCGCGCTATCCGCAGAAAGTATCGGCGGCTATCAGCGCAGTGCAGCGCGAAATGGGCGGCAGTGATGCCCAAGACTTGTCTGCGCAGTTGTATGGGCAAAAGCCAGCCCAAGATGCGCAAGACTTGTCATCGCAGCTCTACAACAAGCAAACAAAAGTGCCGACAGCGCAGGAGCGTCCCGGCGCGTTCATGCGTGGGGCGCAAGGCATAGCCCAAGGCATTGCAGACCCTATTAACGCGCTGGGCCAGTTGTTCACGCAGGCAGGGGCTTCCGTTGGCCTACCTGGTGCTGCAAACAAGGCCGCCGAGTTCAATAAGTACGTTACCCAGCAGGACGCGCAATACAAGCGCGACGTGCGTGGCGGGCAAGATGACTTTGACTTTGGGCGCATGACTGGCAACGCAGTTGGCACGCTGCCGTTGACTATGGCCGCTCCTGTTGGCGCATCTATGGCAAGTGCGGCAGGTTTGGGCGCCGGCGCTGGGCTGCTGTCTGGCGCATTGCAGCCAGTGACGCAGGGCGACTTTTGGGATGAGAAGCGCAAGCAGGCTATGGCGGGTGCCGCAGGTGGCGCGGCGTTTGGCGCTGGTGGCAAGCTGTTGTCGGGGATGATTTCCCCCACCGTCAACCCGCAGGTTGCGATGCTGCGGCGAGAGGGCGTTACGCCAACCATCGGACAGATCATGGGCGGCGGCTTTAAGTCTGCAGAAGAAAAGCTGACTTCGTTGCCGTTCGTAGGCAGCGCCATCCGATCTGGACAACAACGTGCTGCCGGAGAGCTAAACGAGGCGGCGTTCAATCGCGCATTAGCACCGATTGGCCAAAAGCTGCCGGCGGGCCAGATTGGCAATGACGCGGTGCTGTTTACCACTCAGAAGCTAAAGTCCGCCTACGATAACGCGCTGAACGCTGTTGGCCCAATTGGAGTAGATAACCAATTGATGGGCAGCCTAAACCAGCTTCGCGCAGGGCTGGCTGTGTTGCCTAAAGATAAAGACGATCAATTCGTTAGGATTTTGCAGAAAGAAATTCTTGACCGCACGCAAAACGGCAGATTGACTCCAGAAGCGATGAAGGCCGCAGAAAGTAATCTTGGCTTTCAAGCTAAAGGCTATTTGAGTAGTCCTGATTTTGATATTCGTCAGCTTGGCGAAGCAATTGAGGCTGCGCAAGACGCGCTTAGGCAATCCGTAGAGCGCCAAGCGCCACCCGGCGCGGCCAACATGGTTCAAGCTGCAAACGCTGGTTGGGCAAACTTTAAACGGGTGCAGCGAGCTGCTTCTTACGTTGGAACCGATGAAGGCATATTTACGCCAGCGCAGCTGCAGTCAGCCGTTCGCGCAACAGACAGAAGCAAAGACAAGGCGCGCTTTGCAGAAGGCACCGCGTTAATGCAGGACTTGTCGTCTGCCGGCAGGTCTGTCGTCGGAACAAGAACGCCAAACAGTGGCACTGCTGATCGGTTGAACGCATCCAACTTTCTGAACCCGATGATGTGGGCGCAGGTCGCTGCTGCTATTCCTGCGTCGCTGATGTACACACCGACAGGCCAGCGACTTGCCGCTAGCGCGCTCACCGGACGCCAAGGCGCAGGCTACGGACTGCTATCTGACGCGGCTCGCAGGCTTGCTGTGCCGGGTGGCGTTGCGCTCAGCCCTGCGCTGCAAGGCCTGCTGAATCAGTGACACAACGGTCGGCACAACCGCAGAGATGGCCGCCACCGCCAGGATTCTGTAGTACTGCTCGCTATCCATCAGACGCCTTTCTATAACCGCCACATCCTGCCACGTCACCCAGCGCCACGCTGTCGGAGAACTCCGATACGGCGCTATTTTTTTGCCTGGATGAACCATGCCCGTACCATCGCTAATCACCGACCTGTCCACCACGGCGGCGTCCAACTCACCAGCCGGGGCCGAGTCGGCCAGGGGGACGATAGACGACTACCTGCGCGCCCATGCGTCGTTCATCGCCCAGACGCGAGCCGGCACATCGGCCACCACGTATACGTATAGCGCAACAGGCGCGCGGATACAAGGCGACTTTAGCAACGCTACGCTGGCAAATCGGACTGCGTTTCAGGACAAGACAACAAACAATTCAACCTTAGTTCAAGTTATCCCAAACGGAGCAAGCACCACATCTGGGGTTGCAGTTTTTGGATCATCCAGCCCAGACAATTCATCCTACGGATCTCTTACGGTTGACTCTGCGCAACTGCAACTAGCAGCAGATAAAACGGGCTCAGGGGCGTACGTCCCGCTTGTGTTTAGAGTTAGTGGATCGGAGGTGGCTCGGTTTGATACGAGCAACAGGTTCATGGTTGGGAGAACCTCATACAGCCTTTTGTCTGGAGTGTCCGGGCTTACTGTTTTAAACACCGGCCAAACACTTATTGAAAACGCTTACGCAAGCGGCGCCAGCTACTACAGCAATATATTTAGCTGCGGCGCCAACGCCTGCAACCACGTTCAGTTTTATCGGGAAGGTGTTGCGGCAGGTGTAATAGTTACAAACTCAAGTGCACAAACGTCTTACGCCGCGTCGTCTGACTACAGACTAAAGTCCAATGCGCAGCCGCTCGCCAACAGCGGTGCATTTATTGACGCCCTGCAGCCTAAGTCATGGACATGGGCAACAAGCGGACAGCCTGGTGCTGGCTTTATTGCGCACGAAGTAGCCGCCGTGTCGCCGTCTAGCGTGTTCGGCGAGAAAGACGCGGTAAACGACGACGGCTCGCCTAAGTACCAAAGCATGGAGTACGGGTCGCCAGAGTTCATCGCCAATATTGTTGCCGAGCTGCAGTCGCTGCGTGCCCGCGTTGCCGCGCTGGAAGCAGCATGACAACCGATTCCGACTTCCAGCGGCTGGAAAACAAAGTCGACAAGCTTACCGACGCGGTGATGCGCCTGGTGCTGATCGAGGAGCGCCAGACCACACAAGGCGAGCGAATCGGCGCCTGCGAATCCAAGATTGCGGTGAACGAGTCGGCCATTGCCAAGACCGAGCGCAAGGTTGACCAGTGGGTGAACCGCGGCATCGGTGTGTGGCTTGCCGTTGCTGGGCTGTTCACGCTAATTCAGTTGGGCGCCCGGTTTCTAAAGTAGATGTTCACCAACCAGGCTGGCGTCGAACTCATAAAAGAGTTCGAAGGGCTGCGGCTGCGCGCGTATCTGTGCCCTGCGGGTGTCGCCACCATTGGCTACGGCACCACCGTGTACCCCACGGGCTACAAGGTGCAGATGGGCGACCAGTGCACCGCAGAGCAGGCCGAGGAGTATCTGCGCAGCGACTTGCGGGATTTTGAGCGCGATGTTGAGCGCATGGTGCTGGTGCCGCTCAACACCAACCAGTTTGCCGCACTGGTCAGCTTTGCCTACAACTTGGGCGCGGAAGCCTTACGCAAGTCCACGTTGCTGCGTTTGCTAAACGCCCACAACTACGCGGGCGCTGCTGACCAATTCGCTCGCTGGACGTATGCCGCTGGCAAGCAACTGCCAGGCTTAGTGCGCAGACGTGCTGCAGAGCGTGCGCTGTTCCTGCGAGCCGATGTATTGCTTAGCGATACGCCTGTCGGCGACTTCCCAACCATGCAGCCCGTCGCTGCGCTCCACGTGGAACAAACTATGGCCCCAATCGTCGCGGCGCTCATGCCGAGCCTCATCTCTGCCATCCCCGAGATTGCCAAGCTGTTTGGATCTGGGCCGCGAACAGATAAGACGGCGGCCATTGCGCAGAAGGTTGCCGAGACAGTGATTGCGGCCACCAACACGACAAACCTGCAAGCTGCCGTCGAGACGGTGCAAGCCGATCCGCAGATGCGCCAGCAGGCCACAGAAGCCGTGCAGGCCATCTGGTACGAGCTGCAAGAGATCGGTGGCGGCATCAGTGCGGCGCGCGAGTTCTCCGCAAAGACTGCGGCGGACGGGGCCAGCTTTATCCGCATGCCGGCCTTCTGGATCAGCCTTGCCCTGCTGCCGCTCTTGTACGGCACCGTGTACGCGGTACTGACGGGCGGTGACGGGTTCACCAGCGAACTGCGCGCAGCCATTGCCAGCAGTGTGGTGACGGGCGTCCTGGGCGCTGTGGCGGGCTTTTGGCTTGGCTCCTCGTTCACTACAAGCCGCTCCAGAGGGCTGGGCGCAACGCCCGCCACCGATCAGCCATGAAAACTGCCCTGGCGTTTGTGGCCGTGATGGTTCCGGCCCAAGCGCAGGGGCCGACGTTCGACATTCAGGTGGCCTGTGATGGCCCGGTGCCGCTAGGCATGCGCATCAACGCGCTGCGAGCTGGCTCTGCCTTTGTTCGGATTTCTGATCTTCTGGAGTTTTGTGCGCGTGAGTACGAGCAAGAAGAAAAGAAGCGAAGCTAAGCCTGCGGCGATGGTTCGGGTGAAGTGGACGGACGCAGCAATGTCTACATCCCCGCATTGGCAGGAAGGTGCGCAACCCAAGCCGCCCAAAGGCAAAAGTATGCACGCCTGCCTCACTGTGGGCTGGCTGGTGCATCTCGATGAGCGCTGGTGCCAGGTGGTGGCCACGCTTACCGATGGCGGCCACGCGCATGTCACCGAGATCCCTGTTGGCATGATCGAGAAGATTGAAGTGCTAGAGCCCACGGGCGAGATAGGTGCCTGATGGCTGTCCGAAAGTTTACAGATGAGCAGCTACTGGCCGCTCTGTCAGAGACACGCAGCACTTCTGCGCTGGCAAAGAAGTTCGATGTGTCAGCCCGCGCTGTGGTAACTCGCCTGCGCAAGCTGAATGTGCCGCCTGCCAAGCACGCAAAGGAAGCGCAGGGGTTGCCCACCAGGGCAGAGATAGAGCGCAGTATTGGCCGCATCAGCACAACCATCACCGATGGCCGTGCGGTGATCTTCAGCGATGCCCACTTCCAACCCGACTGCATCTCCACTGCCAACCGTGCCCTGCTGAAGTTGCTGCCCGAGCTGCGCCCCGCACTGGTGGTGTGCAATGGCGATGCGTTCGATGGGTCAGCCGTCAGTCGGCATTCGCCGATGTTCGGCGACAAGCCACATACGCCTGCAGCGGAACTGCGTGCGTGCCAGGAGCGGCTGACGGAGATTGCAGAGTTGTCGCGGGGCGCATTGCGCATCTGGACGCTAGGCAACCACGACGTGCGCTTGCACACCTATCTCGCAACCCAAGCCCCGCAGTTGGCAGACATGCCCGGGTTGGATCTGCGCGCCTTGTTCCCAGAGTGGAAATTCTGCTGGTCGCTAAGAGTGAACGACGACACGGTAATTAAGCACCGATACCGGGGCGGCATGTATGCGCCCGCGAATAACGTCAGGGGCGCATTGGGCATGTCGTTTGTTACCGGCCACCTGCACAGCCTAAAAGTTATGCCTTTATCGGCATACGCGAACAAGCCAACCGCCTATGGCGTGGACACCGGGATGCTGGCCGAGCCGGAATGGTCAGCGTTCAACTACCGGGAAGATTCGCCAGCGGATTGGCGCTCGGGGTTTGTGGTGATGACGTGGCGCGGTGGTCGCCTGCTGTGGCCCGAGGTGGTCAACGTGGTGAGCGAGGGTGTGGTTGAGTTTCGCGGCGAGCTAATGGAGGTTTAGATGGCAGATAGGCGTGGCGTTGGGCTGTTGGATGCGTACAGGCAATACGTTGGCGACCCGTTTGCATCAATGGTCGGTGGCGCTGCGCGTGGCTACCTTGGGTTGGATAAGCCAACCTATGCCAACGATGAGGCGTATCGAACTGCGCAGGCCCTGGGCAACATGCCAGGCTTCGGCGCGCCCGCTGGAATCTTTAAGGCTGCGGCCAATGCGCCGGAGGTAATTGCAGCGCTGGGCGGGTTGTTGGGGAAAACGGGCGTAGGGAAACTGGCGCAGTCAGCGCCCAAGCTGAAAGCCTCACAAGATGAAGCGCTGGAAATTGCACGCAAGAATGCAGTGAAGATGCTGGGATTGCCGGAGAGCAACACGGCAATTGATCGTGCGCGGGCGATGGGGTTTGAAGAAGGTATTTATCACGGCGCAACAAACGATTTCCCGGCGTTTAAGGTTTCAGACAGGTCAAATGTTTATGCAACTGGAGAGCCTCGTATTGCTGACATTTACGCTAACGCAATTGGAAGGCATCGTGGATTGCGTGAGGTAAACGCGGGGCCAAACGTTATGCCGTTGATGTATCGCGGGAAACTTATAGAGGTCAGCGATCAAGGCTTAAGCGGCGGCGGCTGGGTCAATGACAATTTAGCTGCTGCTTTAGGTACAGAACGAAAGCGCAACCTTTACAAAGAAGTTCCAAGCAAAGGATATTCTGGCGTAAAAATTACTGAGATGGATGACCTTGGCGGCCGCCAGTCCCAATATGTTTTCCCTGATCCGTCTGTTTTGCGCTCCCGCTTTGCCGCCTTTGATCCTGCGCGCGTAAACGAGAATGATCTACTCGGTCAAGCAGACCCGCGACTGCTGGCGTTAATTGCTGCCGGCACAGGCGGCGGCCTGCTGGGCTACAACTACTTGCAAGACCGATGAGCGCCGCCCTGATTGCCGCTGTCGGCGTCGTCTACGCCGTCATCGCCGCCGACCTGTACCGCTCCGGCCAGCCCGGTTTGGCACTGGCGTTTGCCGGGTATGCGCTGGCCAATGTTGGGCTGTGGATCGAGGCCCGCTAAAGCGGCGCAGGCGGCGGGTCAGCAGGACAGTCGCTAGCTACTGCACGACAGTCGCTAGGTACTGTGCGGCAAAGTCTCTGGAAAACTCAACCGCAATTTTTCTTCTGAGTTGTCCTTGACGCAGACGCTAGAACTTCGCCGGCGGCATGTCACTCGGGTAGCGCTTCTTCCGCTTCTGCTTTACCGGCTTGCGCATCCGGCCGAACGGCCAGGCTGGGTTGTCTTTGAACATTGGTAGCAAAGTCCCTGATGGCTTGATGGTGCTCTGGGTACGCCCAGACTTCGATCGGGCGCAGGCCCTGTTCGCGCAGCCGCGCGCGGTGGGCTGCGACGCGGGCCTTTGAGTCGCGGGTGTCCTTTTTCATGGGTCAGTCTGCAAGCGTCGCGCCGTTGGCAACGTAGTACTCGACTTCATCGAGCGGGACGGACACGAAGCGAAAGCCCATGCCATATGCCGCCGTGCCTTCAGGGATGGTCACTGCGCGGTGCGGCGTGCCTGTCAGGTCGCTGATGTATTTGACGTAAGCCTGCACCGGCTGCAGGTTGGCGTGGATCGGTTCCACGGCGGCGGTGGCGCGCTGGCGCTTCAGGGTCTTGGTCAATTCTTTGTTCATGGTTTCTCTCCTTGCGATGCCCGGCCGGAGCCGGGCGGGTTGGGGTCAGTAACGTGATTCGCGTTCTGCTGCGCGTGCTTCAGCCAAGAAGATGCTGGCCTCTTGTTTCGCGTGGTAGTGGATGTAATCCCATCCAGCTTCGATGCCGCGCTTTGCTGCTTCATCGTTAGCCCAGCGTGCGTGATCGACGAACGCGCAGGGGAACGCACGAATGCCGTGCTTGATGAAAACCTTGCACACATCTAACGCGGTGAATGTCTGACCGTTGTTTCTCATGTCCGCTTGCTCCTGAGTTGCGCGCCGCGTCGTGCAGCGCATGAGTGAACTTTATATGGTTACTAGTAACCAGTCAAGGGGGTAGGCAAAAAAGTTTTCGGGCGCTCAAACCTGTCCAATACTCGCAAAACCGCATCCGTTTTTGCCGGGTTTCGCTACAGCCAAGCTTGCCCCACATATTGGACAGATTTGCCTGAAGATCCGCATGGGCAGGGCGATTTAGGCACTTTTTAGAAATAAAACGACGGTAGTTCTATCGCCCGCAAAGCCGCTCTGGGCCTAGCGCCCGTCCAATACTTTGCGCTTCTGTCCAATACTCGGCCCCTGCGCAACCTTTAACTCGCGGTCGCGCAGGTAGCGCTCGGTCATCTTTTCGGACGTGTGGCCAAGTAGCGTTTGCGCGTTCAAGCCCTGCTGTCGCGCGTCGGATGCGGACATGGCTCGCAGGTCATGGATCGTCACGTTCTCCACGCCCGCCTTCTTGCACGCTGCCCGCCAGTCCCGCCAGATGGGCTGATACGCCCGCTTGTGCGAGCCGATGCCCTTGACTAGCCACATGCTTGCCACAGGGCCGTGCGCGGCCTTTGCTGCCTCAACCGCTGCAGTAAGCGCAGGGTTCCACTCGATCAGCACTTCGGTGCCCGTCTTGGCTTGACGGAAATAGATACCGCCTTCGCGCAGATGCTCACGCCTGATCGCCAGCACATCGCCAATCCGCTGCCCGGTTGCGTGGCACAGGCTCATCACTATGCGCAGCCGCTCCGATCCGGCGTCCAGTACGGCAGCAAACTCCTGATCCGTTACACGCCTTGTGCGGGCCTTTTGCGGCAGACGCTTTGCGCCCACCACTGGATTGCTATCCACCAGGCCAAGTTCCAGCGCGTAGTCAAACACCTGCTTCATCGTTGCCTGCACTTGGTTTGCCATGGCCGGCGTGGCTGCCAACCCCCTGCGCATCTGCGCAATCGCGGCAGGGGTCACCTGATACGGCGTGTAGTTTTTAAATATCTCCTGCGCCTTGCGAGCCGACAGGGCGTATAGCTTTTTGGTGGCCGGCGCTTTGCCCGCGGTCATGCTGGGCAGGGCTTCCTCAATCAACTGGGCCATGCCACCTAGCTGCTGGGCGTGCAGCCGGGCGTACTCCGCGAGCGCGTCAGGCAGATTGTTTGCGAGTCGATTCCACTTGCCCCGCTTTACCAGGTAATACGCGCCGTGGCGCAGGAAAACACAGGGCGGGAGGTGTCGGTTGTGTTTGCGTGGGCGCATGTTCTACGTCCCTTCTAAAGACCACAATGGTTCCGTCTGTGCGCTTGCGAAACGGCACACCCAGAGCACGCAACTCGCGGGCCTGCGCGCTGTTCATCTTGCGCTTTGTCAGCGTCTGCAGCTCTTCTACGCTCAAAATCATCGGGCACGATCCTGCCCAGCTTGGGCATGCCAACCGCGCAGCTTGGCTATCTCATTGCATGCGCACAAGTAATGCGCCGGCCCCCAGCTCCAACAGCCTAACCCGTGCATGTGTTGCACCGTCTCTTTGTCCAGTGCGTCGTATATCGCGTCAATTGATTCGTCGCACAGTGTGCGGACGTAAGCCTGCCTTCCAGACCATCTACCGCCGTGTCTGATGGCTTGCATGTTTCGCAAGGCTTTAACGGCTGCGGCCCTCATTAGGTTGCTCATAGGAGAGTTAGGCGAATTATCTTTAGCTGATAAATCCGAGTAATTCGTATCGCTCATGCCGCCAGCCTCCCCGCCATCATGTGCAGCATCTCCGCCTGGGCCTTGCGCGCCCGAGCTATGCGCATCCTTGTCCGTCCCAGCGGCGCCGGTTTCTTCGCATCCTTTGCCTCGCCAAACCCCCACACCTTTGCACTGGCGCACCCGCGAGCGTCTTTGCGCCACTCACACACATGGATCACCTTGTGCTTGTGTAGCTCGCGCATGAATCGCGCCACAGTCAGGTAGTGCAACCCCACATGGTCGGCCAGCTCCTGGTACGTCATGTCAGTGTCCATCAGCGCCTTCATTAGCCGCGCGTTAGACGACGCATTGATTCGCTTAAATCTCATTCTGTAAGCAGTCTCCATGCTGCTGCGGCGCAGGCTGGCACTTGTCCATTTCCAAGGCTTTTAAGTCTGTCCACCCGAGCGGCCACCCCATCAGCCACTCGACCCACATCGGGTTCAGACGCATACCAGTCTGGTACTCCACCACCCAGTCGAGCATGTCTGAACGACTCTTCCCATCCTTGCGTATCATGGAATTCCCCCCCCCCTTGTGAATCCGCGCCGTCGGCGTCGGCCGGCGATTGACTGCTACGGTCAGCGATTGCTGCAGATTGATGCCCTGCGCCGCCTTGTCGACCTGACGCCGCTCCCAGTTCGCCACGTTGCCCGTTTGCTTGGAGTCCCCGGCGTTCGGCGTCGGCCATTTCTGCACAGCAGTCGCCAACCCGTCGCCACTGGTCGCTGACGCTCCCTTGCGGTTGTAGTTCCCGCACACCGTTGGCGTAGGCCACAAGCCAAAATCTGTCGCGCTGGTGCGGCGCCCCAACGTCGGCAGCTCCCAGCACTGTCCATCGACAGTCATACCCGAGCGCGGCCAAGTCACCGAGCACGACTCCGAGTCCTCGAGTAATGAGTGCTGGACTGTTTTCCACAAAGACGTACTTGGGTCGAACCTCGCCAATGATCCGCGCCATGTGTCGCCACATTCCGCTGCGCTCGCCTGTGATGCCTGCGCCTTTTCCTGCAACGCTGATGTCTTGGCACGGAAAGCCGCCAGATACGACATCAACAACCCCCGCCCACGGTCTGCCGTCAAAGGTCTGAACGTCATCCCAAACCGGGAAAGGCGGGAGAAGGCCGTCATTCTGTCGGGCGGCAAGTACGCAAGCTGCGTATGGCTCCCATTCGACTGCGCAGACTGTTCGCCATCCGAGCAACTTTCCGGCAAGTATTCCGCCACCAGCGCCCGCGAATAGAGATAGCTCATTCACCGAGGCTCCTGCACCACATATCCATGATTTCGCAGCAGTCGCGCAGCGGCACGCAACTTAGGCGTGAGCTTGTCGCGCTTTTTCTTTGGCCTGCCTGCATGCGGCACCCACTGCTGTCCGAATGTCTCTTTCATCTGCGGCAAGTGCTTTGTGTCAAAAGGGCTTGTCACAGCTCCATCTCCATTTGCTGCCGCACTGCGTTTACCCGCGCCCACGCATCGATGTCGAGAGCAAGTTCGTCGTGACTGGGCCGCCAGGGCGTTAACGGCTTTTCTTCCGTGACGCGGAACACGTCGTCTCGTTGCGTGACAACCATGCGCACCTGGCCATCCGAGCGCACGCGCATTTCGTAGCGGGTTGTGGCGCTGCTGTTCATGCTGTCCAGCAGTGCGCGGGGTGATTGCTTGGCTGGCATGGCGGTCAAAACGGGATATCGCTGTCCATGTCTGACATCGACGGCGCGGGTTTCTGTGCGGGCTTGGGCTGCGCAGCCGGCGCATCCTTTGGCTTAACCGTCAGCGAGTAAAAACTTCCGGTTCCGTCGTTGCGCTGTTTGAGCCAGCCATCAACCCAATACTCAATGCCGGCAACATTCAGTTGCCCTTTGATGTCGGGGTGCTTCTCTGTTTCCTTACGCAGATTCTTGGAGATGATTCCGCGATTCGTGTCGTCGTATTGCGTCATTTGTTGCTCCTTAAATTGCCAAGAAAGTTACTGCTGACTGCCGCTAAATACGGCAACACTCAACTTCGTTTCTGAAAGCCTGCCGATTGCTTCCAATGCAGTCGCCATACGCTCGGCGTTTGCAATTGCGCGCTCAAACTCTGGCGAGGTCAGCAAGTCACGCGCTGCCAAATACTTATCGGCCATTGACTGAGTTTCCGTTTGCACTCGCTGGCTTGCGGCTTTAATCGAAGTCAAGTCGTTATTGACGCGGGAGCGGAATGACGCAAGATGCTGGTCAAGCCTTTCTGAGGCAGCCAAGGCTCGCTGCGCAGCTTCTTCTGATGCAAGTTCAATCATTTTTGAGTTTTTCCAAACACTGAGTTGACGAGCTATTGGTTGTGCTTCTCGTATTGCGTCCGTTTTCCATGCAACGCCTTCGCGGAATTTGCCCGTTTTAACGGTGGCAGCGCTAAAAAATTTACTGAAGTCAAGTGACGGCGGAATGGTCTTGTCAATGGCCATTTCCCAGGCCTCCCACTTGCCATTCCACCAAGCCTCACCGGCCCGCACTTGAAACTACTTCGCATGAGTTTGGTGAGACGGCTCCGCATACAAGTGTTCTTTGCTCGGACACCGATTCAGCCTTGTAGCCCGACAACTTAAAAGCAATTGGCATTGAATTTTTTAGAATGCCCATTGCAGCGAGCCCGCCGTCATCAAAAGTTGATGTAGCTTTGTGCAAGGCCTCCGCTAGCTCGCTGATAAACGTATCGGTGTCTGTGGCGGTCGTCTGAACAACAAACTCTCCACTTCCGCGTGCGTCCGAAAAAATTCTGACCATCTGCCTTCCTTACTGGTGAATTGCGTCCCAAAGCGCGTCCACTTCCGACAGGAAGTCTTGCGCAGCCTTCTCAATTGCTTCAATTTCCTCTTGCTCCGGCGTCCAGCAGACGATGTGCATCTGCTTGCTGTGGTTCCTGATGCGCGGGTCAAAGCTCGCAAACCACACCGTTTTGCGCCCCGTGCAGGCCAACTGCGCTAGCACCTGGGGCCGGTAACGGTCGGGCACTACGTCGCCGGCCAGCATGTAGTCGACATGCGTTGACGTATCCGGCGCTTTCATTTCAAACACCGCATCGCCGCCAATCAACGCATCGGGCGTGCAGCCAAACAAGTCGATGTCGGGGTGGTCATAGAACCCGCAGTCGGTCAACATCTGCCCGGTGCGTAGCTCAAACTCAGCTTTGCCTGCGGGCTCTAGTTCCAGCCCGCGCAACATTCTTTCTGAGACAAAGTTTGGGGCCGCATCGCCCGTCAGCCGCTCAGCCAATACCGTCTTTAGCAATGCGGTGCGTTTCGCCCCAGGTTTGCCGGCCTTGGTCACATCCATTGCGTCGGCCATGCGCGAAGCTGTCAGCTTTCCGACCCGCTGATTCAGCCACGCCCCTTTGTCGTCCGGACTCACAGGCGACCGTCCAGTTCGTCTAGGGCGTCTTCCGCACGGCACAGTGCGATGCCAAATTCGTCATCCGTCGTCTGCGGCACACCGTGCGCTGCCAAGTAATCGGGATCCATGCGCCGCACGATGTCCACCAGCTGGCGCAGCGCGCCGACCAGATCATTGGTCGGCATGTCACCGCGTCGGCGCATGGGCTTTGGGTAGGTTTGCGTGTTCATGCGGCCACCTTTTCTGCGGCTGATTTCAGTGATGCCTGGTGCTGCGTCCAGACGCTGGTCTTTGTGGGTGAGTTGGGGATCGACTTAAACCTAGCCTGCAGGGCTTCCAAGCCGTCTACAGCCGCTTCGCGCAGGCTGTCCAAGATCAGCGCCGCTTCCTGATCGTTGGCGCGTTCTGCGGGCTTTTGCGTGGGCTTGCTAGCCGCCGCTGCGTTGCCGTCGTCGTCTTCTGCAGGCACACCGAAAGCCGCCATCAGCGAGTAGCGCCGCGCATACGTCATCGCACTGCCAAACCCCTGCGCGTCCTGCTTTGATGCCGGCACGAACAACGGCCCGCAGGCCAGCGATTCGCCGGATGCGTGATGAATCACCGTCTCAATGCACACACCGCCATCAGCCGGGTGCGTGATCTGCCTAAAGAACAGGCCATGCTCAGCCAAGGCGGGCTTGATTGCGTCCACTACGGCGGCCAAATCTGCGTACTTGCTACGGAATGCGGGATTGGTCTTGCCTTTCACCGCGCCTTCGATCTGGCTGAATGCTTTCGCCATTGCTTCGCTAATGTTCTTCACAGCATCACTCCCCACAAAGTGGCCACCAGAAGGCCCAAAATTGCCCAAACCACCGCGCCTGCCACCACCGCAAACAGAATCCCTTCAAAGGCATCGTGCTGCCGCTTTTGCTGCTGGCACTCGCGCCAGCCCTGTCCATACCGCGTTGAATGCGCTGCACTCATTTCTGTTTCTCCTGAACTTTCTGGACGGCTTGCCATGTCTTTCGGATGTCGGTCTTGCGCAGGTTTACGGGAAACCCTTTGATGCGCTGGTCGCACCAGCCCAAGACGGGCGCGCGGCCCGCCTGCTCAAGTTGTTGGCGTGCATTCATCAGGCACCCCACCGCAGCGCAGGAAACGCGGGTTGAGCGCACACATCTCTAAAGGCGTCAAACGCCAGTTCTTCGTCATCGCGCCACTGTCGGCGCAACTGACGTGCGCGGCGGTCGGCCCAGTCGCGTGCGAACTCCAGAAACCAGGGCTGCAAGCTGCCGGCCTGAACGGCGCGGGCGAGCTGGAAGGGGTCAACTTCGCGCTCAGTGACCAGCCACTGGCACAGATCAACCAGGGCGGGCACTTCCGTGCCGAGTGCGTAGAGCGCGGGGATGTAGTCGTTGTGCTGGAGCGCGTCCCACACTTGATCGTGGGCGGCGCTGTGTGCTGCGTCGAAGTCGAAGGTCATGTCCGTCTCTCCATGCCGCTGTCTTTGCGGTGTGGAAAGAAGTCTACGGGACAAGGACGCTACTGTCTATAGCGCAAGGACGAAAAGTTTAAAAAATTTTTGCTGCGTCGCAAAGACTGGCGCTACCAGCGCTTTTTGTCTAAACGCGGAGCCGACGCGGCGGCGCCGGCGGCAGCGGCGTAGGTTTGCTGAAAGGCGCGCATTGCGGCTTTGCCCGCTTCGTCCAGGCTTGCGTAGTCACGCAAGAATTGTTCTTCGGCGCTTAAAGGTGCGGTGCTCCCGGGTAGCAACTGTTCCGGAGGAATTCGGTACAAGCCGGCCAATTTCAGTAAATCTACTACTGAAATCGCGTTTACCCCAGTCTCCCAGTTTCCAATTGCGGATTTTGCGCAGCCGACTTGCTTAGCGACATCCGCCAATGACATTTCGGCGCGAACTCGCGCGGCTCGCAGCAGCGCGCCGAGCTGGGCGTTGAACTTTGGGTCTTTCTCAAGCACCAAATCAGCGTACATCAACCAGCGGATGCAAACGGCCTCAAGCTGTGGACACATGCCGTCCTCACGGTGTAGACTGCTATTCATGACGTCAGACAACTCCTCAATCGCAAAAGCAGTTCAAGCCGCAGGCGGTCTCACCGCCCTCGCAAACTTGGTTGGCACAACCAAGGGCGTTGTGTGGGCGTGGGTGGATCGCGGCCGATGCCCGCCGCAGTACGCAAAAAAGATTGAACTGGCAGTCGGCGGACTTGTGACGGCCCGCGAATTGCGACCCGACGTGTTCGCTGAATAACTGTATGCATACCCAGCAGTCTGATCTGTCGGTGGCTCATGAAATGAGCCTGCACGCGCGCTGTGGATGTCGGTGCTTTGTCCCTAGCCCAGTCGGGGGGGGGGCTGCTGTTGGCATGTCTTTGTCTCCTACAGCGAATTTACCGGCACGCGAAATGATTAGGCAATTGCTCTAAAGGATTAGTTCTTTTGAATTACTACGCGTTCCATCTCGGCGACTACGCGGCACACACATCGCACCTCGATCCGCTGGAGGACATTGCTTATCGCCGGCTGATCGACCTGCACATGCTGCTGGAGCGCCCGCTGCCGCTTGATGTCGATGAGCTGGCTCGCAAGATTCGGATGCGTGACCACGCCGCAATTGTGCGCGACGTGCTGAACGAGTTTTTCATCCGCGCCGACGACGGTTGGACGAACGACCGTTGCATGAAAGAAATCACCAAGTACCAGTCGAACAAGGACGCTGCCAAACGCGCAGGACAGGCGTCTGCTGAACGTCGCACACAGAAAAAAGCAACGCCCGTTGAACGACCGTTGAACGACCGTTCAACGCAACACGACGAGCACGTTCAACCAACCAAGAACCATAAACCAAGAACCAATAACCAAGAACCAGAACAAAGAGTAGGCCAGCGCGCGGAGTCGATGCCGCACGAATTCCCTGGCCCTACTGAGCTGGACTGGTGTGAATCGGAGCGACCAGACCTGTCGGCAGGGGCCGTAGCGCTGCAGTTTCGGGATTACCACCTTGCCCACGGCACGGCGATGAAGTCCTGGCCTGCTGCGTGGCGAACGTGGGTTCGCAAGGAGCGACAGCACGCCGCTGCACGCGCATCGCCCGCACTGACCGCGCTGGATCGGCAGGCAGAAGTCATCGCCAGGATCACGGGCACTGCGAATCGAATCGTTGACATCGAGGGCGAAATTGAGCGACCAAAACTTACCGCTGCACGCAATTGACCGGCTCTTTGCGCGCTTTCTGTCGATCTACGGCGCACAGAAAGTCGCCACCGCGTGGGGCAACGTTGCGGCAGACGAGCGAAACGTGGTGTGGGCAGAGGCGCTAGGCCGCTTTCCCCTGCAAGCCATTGGTGATGCGGTGCGCAAGCTAGCCGAGCACGGCACCGGGTGGCCTCCCACGCTGCCCGAGTTTGTGCAGATGGTGCGCGAGCAGATGCCGAAGCCAGAGCACCGCCCAGCACTGCCAGTACCAGACCGCAGGCAGGACGACATCGTGGCAGGTGCGGAAAAGATGGCCGCACTGAAGGCCGCAGTGTCAACGCGAAAAGACCCGCGCGCCTGGGCGCACAAGATCCTCCAGCGTCATGCCGACGGCGACAGCAGCCTTGCGCCGATCACGATCCAGTTTGCGCGCGAGGCGTTGAACAAGCCGGCATTTGGCGGTGAGGCTTGATAGCGACGATGGAGAAACCGGCAGACCTGCAAGACAAGGCCGCCTGGTGCCAGTTTGGCGACGAGCAAGAGCTGTCGTTCTTGGCCAGCACTTGGGCAAGCAACATCTCCGTATTTCGCAACCCGGCAAAACTGACTGACCCCTACGCGCACGATATGTACGCGGTCTTCCCTGCAGACCTGAAGTCCATCCGCACGCCGTTCAATACGGCTGACCGATATGGGATTGACCCGCGCTTTGCGATCACGCTGAACGATAAAGACGTGCAGCGTTACTCGAAAAAAGTGCCAAGCATGATGGTGCTGCTCGACGTTCGATTCCCGTGGCATCAAGCCATCCATGTGGCACAGATCGGCCACTTGCAAGCAGCTACCCGCAATGGCCGCGCGAAGTTGCATCGCTACCAGCAGCGAGTGGACGACAAGCAAGGCAACGCCAAGGCGTCTTGGGTTTACGACTGCCGATGGTTCCCTGCGCTGGGGGCCGCATGACGTGCCGCTCCTGCCTGCACTCAGCCTGGGCGCGGGTGGGCGTGTGGTGCAGCAAGTGGAAGACCGTGCCGCAGCGGGTCTGCGGTGACTTTACATACGAACCTGGGACAGACGAATGATTGAACAATTGATGATCCAGCGCGCCGAAATCGACGCCGCAATCGAAGCCGAGCGCAAAGCAATGTCGGCAGTTGCTATCGCGCGCGTGCGCGATCTGGTGGCCACGCATGGCCTGCGCATGCAGGACGTTTTCCCTGGTAGCTCGGGGATGAAGTCGGCAGCAAAAAAAGTGGCCGCCAAATACCGCGATCCTGCGTCGGGCAAGACGTGGACTGGCAGAGGCATCTCGCCGCGTTGGTTCGACAAGAGCCGCCCGCAGGACTTTGCGCTGTGATTGACGTGCTACTGCTGGACTTGCTGTACAGCGCAGCCGGCGCTGCGTTGGGTGCGCTTGTGCTGTTTGGGCTGATGTGGCTCGCAGACTGGCCGTAGACGACAAGCCGCCGTGTCAACAATGTCTACACGCACGCCAGCACAAGCCCGAGTTCTTGAGCGAGCGCGCGCCTTATGCGTGGGTGTGCTCGCATCCCAGTGCGCTGCGGATCAACGAGGGCTCGGTGTGGTCGGTAACTATTGCCAGGCCAATCTGCAAGGGCAGACGGTTTGAACATCGGCGCTGATTTGCAGAAGGTGCTGGAACTGCTGGCTCAAGGTGCGGTGGATGCGGAAGCCATCGGCGCGGTGTCCTGCGAGCTGACAATCATTGACCCGCATGGAGCCGGAATGCTGTACCGCTACACGGGACAGGCCGCCGAATTCAAGCCTGCGGAGCCCGAATGGCATTGACACCGACACAGCGCAGCACAAAGCACTTGCAGGCCGAGGGCTACCACGTCGAGCTGGTTGAGCAGACGAAGCGCGTCGGCCAGCCAGGGGCGATGAAGGTGTGGAAGACGGACTTGTTCGGATTCTTGGATCTGCTTTGCATCCGTCGTGGCGAAGTGCTGGGTGTGCAAGTAACGTCGGCAAGCAACGTGCCCGCCCGTGTGCGCAAGATTACCGACAGCCCGTTGTTGCCGCTGGTGCGCGAAGCAGGCGTGCGCATCGTCGTCCACGGCTGGCATCCAGATGGCCGGCTGAGATTGGTGGACTTGTCATGAAGGAACGCTTGCGAGACTTGATGCCATTGATTCCGCCGATGGAGTTCAGGGCGGTGAGAGCGGCAATAAAAGAAGCGATCACCTACATCGCTCGGCTGGAAGAACGCCTTGCAGAGCAAGAGAGGCACCTTGCAACGCTGCGCGCGCAGTTGCTGAAGAAGCAAAGCAATGACTGACGACAGGTTGTCCTGGCTGCTGGACTTGTGGCGGGATTGGATGCGTCGGTCAGACCACCGTCACGAGCTGGGCTATCCAAGCACCGCATCGGGCATACGGTTTCGGGCTGGCAGCGACTTCGACAGCATGGTGGACAACGTAGACAACACCCAGGCGTTGGCAGTTGATGCGGCCATTGACAGTCTTCCGCACTTAGAGCGCGTTGCTGTGCATCACGTTCTGATTGCCAGCGTGTACCGCGCACGGGAGCCACTGCAAGACGTTTACGAGCGCGCCCGAGAGCATCTAAAGATCAGCCTACACGCAAGGAACATCGAATGAGCGACGAATACCTGAGCACCGCCGACTTTGCCGATGCGATTGGCGTTGAGCACCGCACGATCCATGACGCCCGTACGAAGGTTGGCCACTTCCACAATTTTGAGCCTGTTGAGTTGCCCAACGGACGACTTGCATGGCCACGAACGTTTGTCGATGTTTGGTATGGCCGTCAAACTGACAAAACCAACGAAACTAAGTGACACGGTTTCGCACGGTTACTTTGCAGACTTAGCCGTGATGTAATTCTCGCGGGGAAGTGTCTTCGGAACTTTCCTATCTGTCTCCTCCTTAGTGGCCTGACGACCACTTTCAGCCGCCGCCTTGGCGGTTTTTTTTCGCGGAATAATCCGACAGGAACTCCGAAATGGCAGCACGCTTGCGATCCCGGCATCAAGACGAAATCCGGGAAAAGATTAAGACAAGTCAGCTCATAAATCGGCTTACCGATTGCGGACTTGGCGATCTGGAATTGACTGCTCAGCAGTTAAAGGCAATCGAGATTCTATTGCGCAAGTCGCTGCCTGATTTATCTGCCGTCAGTATTGAAGGCACGGGCGAAAACGGCGACATACCGATTACGTTTACATGGGCGAATCAGCCCGCGTCGTAATACCTTACTCGCCTAGAGCGGCATTTCTGCCGTTCCACCAGCGCACCACGCGCTGGAGTGCCATGGTCTGCCATAGGCGCGCGGGTAAGACAGTCGCTTGCATCAATGACCTGTTGCGCTCTGCGCTCACCACTCAGCGCGAAGACTGGCGCGGTGCGTACATCGCCCCGTATTTTGGCCAGGCCAAAGACGTTGCTTGGGCGTATCTCAAGAAGTTCGCAGCGGTAGTGCCAGGCGTGCAGTTCAGCGAAGTTGAGTTGCGAGCCGACTTCCCCAATGGTGCGCGGATTCGGCTTTATGGCGCTGATAACGCAGATGTGCGACTGCGCGGCATTTATCTCGACGATGTGGTGCTGGACGAATATGCCGACTTTGCGCCGAATGTATGGGGCGAAGTAATTCGGCCATTGCTGGCAGACAGGCAAGGGCGCGCGGTATTTATTGGCACGCCTAAAGGCCACAACAGTTTCTATCGCATCTTCAGCGAGGCAGAAGGCAAGCAGGACTGGTTTCGCTTAATGCTGCGCGCCAGCGAGACGGGGATTCTTCCCAGGGAAGAGTTGGAAGCCGCTGCCAGCCAGATGACCGCGGATCAGTTTGCGCAAGAGTTTGAATGCAGCTTTGAGGCCGCGATTTCGGGCGCGTACTACGCCAAAGACCTGCAAGCCGCTGAGACGGATGGGCGCATCACCGATGTGCCGATTGATCCGGCAACGCCCGTGCATACCGCTTGGGATTTGGGTGTGGCGGATAGCACCACCATCGTGTTCTTCCAGGCACCGCGTGGTGGCTCTGTGCGCATCGTGGATGCCTACGAAGCCTCTGGCTTTGGACTGGATCACTACGTTCGCGTGGTGAAGGATCGCGGCTACAACTACGGCGACCACTGGGCACCGCATGACATTGAGGTGCGCGAGCTGGGCAGCGGTCGTAGCCGACTGGAAACCGCTGCATCACTTGGCATCAAGTTTCGCGTGGCACCTAACCTGCCCGTTGCTGACGGCATCAACGCCGTGCGGATGCTGCTGCCACGCACCTGGTTCGATAAGCGCCGATGCGCTGGCCTGCTGGATGCGTTGCGTCAGTACCGCGAAAAGATTGATGACAAGCGGCAGATATCACTCGGCCCGCTGCACGACTGGACAAGCCATTACGCCGATGCGTTCAGGTATTTGGCGGTGGCACTGAAGGAACAACAACCTGCGCGCAAACCTGCGGACGCAGAAATTCATTGGATGTCGTAATGGCTGATAAAGACGTTTTGGCGGATGCGAAGGAGCGGTTTCGACTGGCTCACGACGCGGAAGCTGAGAACCGTAAATGGGCCATCGATGATCTGATGTTCGCGCGCATGGGCGAGCAGTGGCCGCTGCATGTGCGCAAACAGCGCGAGCTGGAAGGCCGCCCGTGCCTGACCATCAACCGCATGCCGGCGTTTGCCCGCCAGGTGGTGAACGATGCGCGGCAGAACAAGCCCGCCATTCGCGTGCGTCCTGCTGACAGCGAAGCCGATCCGGATACGGCCAACATTTACAACGGCCTGATCCGCAACATCGAGCAGTCGTCTAATGCCGATGTGGCCTATGACACCGCGCTGGAAAGCGCCGTCTACACGGGCTTCGGCTACTTCCGGCTGTCCACTGACTACGCGCACGAAGATACTTTCGATCTGGACATCAAGATCGAGCGCATTGCCAACCCACTGACCGTTTACGCCGACCCAACTAGCACGGCACCGGATGCCAGCGACTGGCGCTTCGGGTTCGTCACCGACCTGATGCCGCTCACAGAGTTTGAGAGCAAATACGGCAAGAACACACTGGCCAGCAACTGGAGCGCGGACGGCGATGACCGCGACAGCCTGTGGCGCAACGAGGATTCGGTGCGCATTGCCGAATACTGGACGCGCGATGAGTACATGAAGGCCATCGTCCAGTTGAGCAACGGCCAGGTGCTGGATGCCAAGCTGTACGAAGCCAACAAGCCGCTGTGGGATGCGCAGCAACTGACGGTGATCGGCGAGCGTGAGACTCGCTGCTATCGAGTCAAGCAGCACATCATGACCGGCGCAGAAGTGCTGGAAACGGTGGACTGGCCGGGTAAGTACATTCCGATCATCCCCGTCTATGGCGACGAAGTGAACGTCCAAGGCAAGCGCTATTTCCGCAGCCTGGTGCGTGACGCGCGCGACTCGCAGATGATGTTCAACTTCTGGCGCACTGCAAGCACCGAGCTCGTGGCACTGGCTCCAAAGGCTCCGTTCATTGGCCCCAGGGGAGCTTTCGATGGCGACCCCAAGTGGCAGTCGGCCAACGTGAAAAGCCACCCGTTCTTAGAGTACGAAGGCAGCATCCCGCCGCAGCGTCAGCCCTTCGCTGGCGTGCCTGCTGGAGCACTGCAAGAGGCGCTGAATAGCTCGGATGACATGAAGGCGATCCTGGGGATCTACGACGCATCCCTGGGCGCACGCAGCAATGAAACCAGTGGCCGCGCCATCCTTGCACGCCAGCGCGAAGGCGATGTCAGCACCTTCCACTTCATTGATAACTTGAGTCGCGCCATCAAGTACGCGGGGCGTTGCCTAATCGACTTGATCCCAGCGGTTTACAACACCGAGCGCATGGTGCGCGTGTTGGGCGAAGACGGCGACGTAAAGAACGTGCTGGTCAACCCCAAGCAAGCCGCCGAGTACGGGAAAGTCTACGAACTCGCCCGCGGCAAGTACGACCTGGTTGTCGAGGCCGGCCCGTCGTTCAGCACCAAGCGCGATGAAACGCAGAACTTCCTGCTGGAAACCATGCGCGCCAATCCCAGCACCGCACCGTTGCTGATGGATGTGTTGGCTCGCAATATGGATTTCCCAGAAGCCGAGAAGATCGCCGCGCGGTTCAAAACCATGCTGCCGCCTGCCATCCAAAAGATGGAAGAGCAGGGCGAGGATGTCACCGAGCAGACGCTGATGGCTCAGCTCTCGCAGGCGCAAATGCAGATGCAGCAGATGCAGCAGGCACTGCAGTCTGCCGAGATGCAGAAGGCGCAACTGGAGTCGCAAAAGGTGCAGCAGGACGGCCAGATCGAAGCGCAGAAGCTGCAGCTGCAGAAATCGATAGAAGACCAGCGCGCGGAACTGGAGCGCTACAAGGCGAATCTAGACGCACAGGTTCGTGTGTACGTTGAGCAGCTGAAGGCCGGCACGCAGGAAAGTTCTCAGCAGCGGCAGTTTGATGTTGAGAACAAGCGCCTAGTGGCCCACCAACTCGGCACCAACTTGGGCACGGTGGACGCGCTCATACAGACAACACAAGACATCACCGCAGGCATGCAGGCCATGCAGTCTGCGCTGTCTCAGCAAGTCAGCGGGTTGGCCAGTGTGGCGACAGCGCCCAAGCGCGTGGTGCGCGATCAGAACGACAAGGTGGTGGGCGTGGAATCTGTCATGCCGCCGATTCCAGAGATGGTGCCCGCTGAGTCCATGCAGCCGCCTGTCATAGCCGATGCAAGCCCAGGCGGGTTGGTGCAGTCCATGGCTGACGTTGCTAGCGGGATGCGAGAGATGCAGTCGTCTATGTCGGAAATGATGGCCGGACTAGCCGCAGCAATGGCAGCGCCCAAGCGGGTGGTGCGTGATCCCAAAACGAACAAAGTAGCCGGCGTTGAGCCTGTGCTGCCGGCTTCGCAACAACTTCAGTGAGGTAAAAAATGGCAGTTGGGGATATCAAGTGGTTCGGCCAGGGTCTGCATGACTTAGGCAAAAAGCTCCACGACCTGAGCGCTGATTCACTCAAGCTCGGGCTCATTACGTCGGCGACTACGCCCACTGTGGCAACCGCTGTTCCGCATTTCGGGGGCACGGGCACGACCAACATGGCCACAAACCAAGTAGCTGCCGGCACGTCGTACAGTGCAGGCGGGCCTGCTCTGTCGTCGGTGACGTGGACGGTTGTGAGCGGCGTGCCGACATTGCGTGCGGCCAACGTCGTCGTTAACCAAGATGCCACTGGGTTTACCGCTGCGCGGTGGGGGATCATTTACAACGCTACCAACGCCGCAAAGCAGTGCCTGGCATACGTTGACCTTGGCTCGGATCGATCCATTGTTGCGGGTTCGCTGACGCTCGATTGGAGCGGTGCTGACAACGACATCCTAACCATCACGCAGTCCTAAACATGCCAGGCCAAGTCAACGTAGCGCTGCGCTGGACAAGGGCAGGCTCCGCGCCTGTCAGTGGGCCAGCGCTAGTAACGGCTCCGAGTATTACTACGTTTTTTGCCGGAACTGCAAATAGCGTTGAAGTGCTTGGCGCTAATGCTGGGACTTATCAGAACGAAGAAGGGATACTTTTTACTGGCACAACAAGCGCAGGGGATTTCGTCAGGACTGACTTAAATCAAGGCACGTTTTATATTGGTTCCAATGCGAGCGTCAGCGCAAACAACAATGAATACCAATATTGGTATCTGTTTGCTGATGGGGTTAGCTCGTATGGCGGAAACACTTATCCGTGGTATTGCGGAATATTTTCTTATGATGGCGCAACAAAAAGGGTAACCGTAAATTGGGGTAGCGCCAATAACGTTACTGGGATTTCTCCAACGGTCGGAGGAACATGGCGGCTTGTTAGAGATTATCCGATTATCAGAAAAAGTCAGTGGAAACGCAATGGAGTGGCAATCGCTAGTGAAAACACTAGAACGTATGCAGTAAGACCGGTGGACTCTGGGCAATCAATTACCTACGAAGAAACAGTAGGTTTTGCAGATTGGACATGGCGTCAAACAGGAACACTTGTTGCCCCAGCACCAACGATTTCACTAAGCACAACTTCTGCCGCGTATGTCCCATCAACGTCGCTAAGCTCGTCCACAAAGATTGTCAACCAAACAGATTTTGCTTATATCGGGTCTTTCCGAATAACTCAGAATACAAGCGGATCAAAACTTTCTGTTGTTCCAGCAAGCCAAAGCCAAAATGGTTCGGTTAGTTTGCTTCTGTCTACATATGACGCCCCTGCAAATCTTACTTATACAAGGGAAATGGATATTCCCGCGTTGTCAACAAACGCTAATCCGACATTGTTGAGCCCTTCAACAATGACAAGAAGTTCAACAGACATTTATGACGGCTGGTGTACGCCAGCAAAAACAGGGCTTGCTAATGGCCCAATTGTATCGGGTCAAGTTGGGCTTAGCGGAACATCTAATTTAATTGCCGGAAATATTGGTTATTACACAGGACAATTGTCTAACTATTTTGTAAAAAGACCGGCAGACATTACAACGTCAGCCACATTAAATCCATTTTGCATATACCCAACAAATACAGGTAAAGGAAGATGGGCTGGCGGCTCGATTGTTGAGATTCCAACCGCACTTCAAAGTTCTTTGGGTGGAGACTTGTTGGTAGGAAGTGGACTTGGAGCAATTGCCGGGTCTAATTCTCAAACGCCAGCCGGTATGGTGTTTAGCTCATCAGATATTGACGGTGCAATTGCTAAATACGAAACAGGCACTACGGCATCAGCTGGGTCAGCAACCACTGCGTTTTTGGCGGCAACGGCAAGCTCAACCCCGGATTATTATTTAAATTGGCAAGTTGTATTTAATATATCTGGTTCAACATCTGGAAATACTGGATACGTTACCTCGTATAACCACACAACAAAACAGATTACTTTTGTCTCAATTGGGACTTCCGTTCCGTCAGGCGCGACGTATAGTCTGATCGCACCAGTGTATGCAAAACAGTTGTACGGCAACGCCACCCCGTACGAACTAGATAGCAAAAGATACCCGTATATGTGGAACACCGCTGGCGGGTCTTTCAACTTTTCAACTTTTATTCCTAAGGGCACAACGTCTTTTGTAAATGTAACAAACGTCCAAACCGGAAGAGTGTCATACGGTTTATGGACTACATTTTATGACGGAGTTATCAATAGGTATTGGGGTGGACTAAACGTTGATGAAGGCCCGCGTATGTACACCAATGGGCCTGCGTTTGATACGTCACCTGGGCCTAGATTGGCGTCAGAGTGGCC